GATTCAGACCGTGGTTGTAGTCGCCGGTGCCTCGTTGATCGCATTCATCTGGCTGTGGACCAAGAACAAGGAAGACGACGATGGTGGCTGAGAAGCATGATCATCGACAATTGGATGCATTCATCCCTCTGGACGCTGACCTCGACGTACACACCGAGCATTGCTGCGGGGAGCATCTTCGCTGCAAGTACGGCAAAGAGGAAACCGAGTGTACAGTCGCTCGGAAGCTGAAGCTCCCCTCCTATCCCTGTAACTGCGATTGGATATGACATGAACCAGAAAGAGATCGTCGAAACCATCAAGGGTATTGGCCTCGCGATGGAAGAGGCAGAGAATCGCACGGCTGACCTACTCCTGATGATTCTCGAGCAGTCCGGCTGGCCCGGCGCCAAGAACACCGCGGCGAACAAGGACAAGGTCATTGAGATGTTGAGATCGCTATGACCACCGCGAAGTATTACTACGAGTCTCATGTCACCATCGAGCCTATCGAAGATCTCGAAAAGCTCAACATGGTGAAGACGGTCTCAGGCATGTTTGGTTTCCGCGTGGCGGACCTGTTCATGCTCAAGAACCGCCAGGAGACGCCTGAGCGCTCGAATCGTGATACGTTCATGACAGGCCACGGGAAGGATCTCGACGACATCACCGACCGCACCATCAACCTCGTGCGAGCCATTCAACAGCTCGGCATCACGGTTTGGCGTTACAAGGTCGAAGACACGCTCTTCGACTCCCGAAACGAAGATATCTACGGACTCCTGTGACCCTTCCAAAACGCATTCTTGCTCTCGACTTTGATGGTGTGATGAACAACAACACCATCTATCGAGAAGACCGCTGGTCGCATCCTCCGATGGAAGGATACCCTGAGCCGTGGTTCATTCCTCGGGCGAAGACGATACTGCAACGCCTAGTCAACCAAGATGGCTTCTATGTCGTCATCTCGTCTGCGTGGCGCCATTACCTGACGATGGATCAGCCCGCCAAGTGGTTTGGGATTCCTCAGGAGAAGATCCTTGGCAAGACGCCAGACCTGTGGGGCAAGGTCCGGGGCGGAGAGATTGAGCATTGGCTGTCGAACGCTGTCTTCGAGGAGAAGATTGATCCAAAGCCGATGTTGACGATCCTCGATGATGAATCCGACATGCTCGACTGGCAGAAGCCGTACTTCGTCCAGACTGAGTGGTCGATTCCTGAGGATCCTGAAGCGGCAGGTCTCAACTGGGAACACTACCAGAAGATCATGCGCATCATCTACAAACATGAAAACGGCTACATCCAGATGAGGGACTTGCCATGAGCTACGTCGTCCGACTTCCGATGCATCCCTACGGAGATTTCCGTGCGATGGCGCAGGATGCGACTTCTGATTACACTGTCGATGCATTCGTGGTTCATGGCAGACACGAAGATCTACTCTGTCTTGCCACCAAGGAAGGCCCTGTCTACATTACGCGCGAGCAAGCGCGTTTGTTCTTCAATTTCAAGGAGTAAGCATGAAACCACTGCCGATGATTGATGACCCAGTGAATGGTCCTGTTCCGACCAACTGGGATGAGATGACGTCGGTCATGAAGGCTGCCCTCGAGCCTGATGACATTGAGTTTCTCAAAGAACACGGCGCCATCTGTACTCATCACACCTTCGGTATGTGGATCAGGAACAACTGGGGCCTGTGGCGGAAAGAATCGCCTCTCCATCAGTGGTTCGTGAACGAATGCGGATTGGGCCATGCAGATGATATGTCGGGCTGCCTGCTCGAATGGCTCGATGATTACGTTAGTGGCGATGAGTTCGACCTGCAGAAGAAGGCGGCTCACTACCACGCATACTGGAACAAGATGGGCATCAATCCACAGACTCAGGAGAAATGGTGATGAAGAAGACAGCGCGTATCGACAACTGGGTTCTCTGGACCAACCCGAAGGGCGATCAACAGCTCATCGGGACTGTCTCGGCACATGACCGTCAGGACGAATTCAGATCCGATACTCAGATCACCTCAAGGATCGTGAAAATCGACTTCGAGGCAGGGACTGCAGAGACCCTGAATACTCTCTACACGCTCGGGACAAAGGCTCATGAAGCTTTGGCTGCTTGAACCGAAACAAGATCCGACACGACCATCTGATCCTTGGTTCAGACGTTACGACAAAGCCGTCGGATTCGTGATCCGTGCCAAGGATGAAACGTCTGCTCGAAAGCTGGCTGCTGAACGCGCTGGCGAGGAGACAGGTGACGCCTGGACGGATCCTATTTTCTCAACCTGCACGCAGCTTTCTGCACGAGGGAAGGCAGGCGTGATCCTTCGTGATTTCATCGGCTCATAGGAGCATTCATGTCGTCAGCACTCAAGGTTCTTGCTGGACTCTTTTCGATTCCAGCACTCATCATCACATACATCATCAGCTACCACCTGATCACGACAGTCATCCCAGATTACTTGGGTCTCTGGATCGTGGGCTTGATTTTGAGCCTGGTGGGCTTCGCTTTCAACGTTGCAGCATCTGCCACAGAGGATTGAACCAATCATGAGCTCTATCGTAGCTGCCAAAAACCCGAACGCATCTTCCGACCTGGTCGACATTCCAGCAGAATGCGTCTGTTGTGACTCTCCGATCACCATGCACGTCAACCCGACGACCTACGAGATGGAGAGTTATGACCATCCGGACAATAGCTGCATGGGTCGTCTCATGATCCATGCGCCTTCGAAGGCTGACGTCAAGGCGTGGCTTGATGGACGTACGAATTGATCCAGATTGGCCGCTCCACGATATCCCTGCAATCATCGGATCAGCGGAGCGGCACGGATTCAAGGTCTTATCGATCCACACCTTTCACCATCATACAGAACCTTTGTTTGGGGTTTTGAAGATCGGCGAAAGGTGTGGATGTAGAGCAGATTTGGTTGAATTCGACATCTTGACAATCAATCTTCCGTTGGCACAATGGTATCAGGCGGAAGAACTCGTCGAAGAATTCTTCAGCTTACACCGCCACGAAGACCGGATTGTAGACTCGGTGATTCAACAAGAAGTACTGAGATCAAATACCTACGACGCTTTCGGGATCCTCTTAGCAAGAATCCACGAGCATCGGAAGGACAAGAAACTCACTATCAGTTGGCCAGAGCCATTGTTTTCTCGTTTCCAACAGGAGTTTGAACGAGCTTCACGTGACTGTGGTGCACACGCACCTGGATTTGGCCATTGATATATTCGTCAGGCTTTTCGAGGACGCGGCGGTCAAACTGCTCACGCGCCTCTAAGTAATTCAGAGTACCTTTGTTGGTACAAAGGTGCAGTATCTCGCGAGAGAATTCAGCTGCACCTTTTTCTTTGACTAGAGCTTGAAGCTCGTCAGAGGACGACCAATACTCCCGCCAATCCGAATCCGCTAGGAACTTCTTGATTTTCTTGTTGACCTGCTTGGTCTTCTTGAACCAGAAGAGCTTCTTGCCGATGTACTTGCGCCCAGTCGGAAGGTGCGTGATCAGGTAGACGAATCCCATCGTCTTAGTATCTGCTGGTCCTTCAAAGACTTGCCCATTGTATATCCAATCAGACATCAGAACCCGCCGGCGTAGTAGTTGTAAGCTCCTGGTGTCCAGGCCTTGTAACGCATCGTGACAGAGACGATCTGCGTTGTGTCGTTGTCAGCATAGCCGTAATCCATCGAGGCAATCATCACCGGCCAAGCCTCCTGCAGCGTGACTCCGTATGCCTGGTTGCCACGAGCATCAAGCGCCCACATCTGGATGTCTGAGACATACTCAGACGGATAGTTCATGGTGTTGTTGTAGATGTTGAAGACAGCCTGCTGCCAAATTTCAAAGTACGTACGCGTATTCAGATTGCCGTCAGCATAGAATGTGAACGTGACTGGGTCGTAAGCGGCTGAGTACGGAACACCAAATGGCGCAGAGTTCTGCGTGATGTCGTACGTCATCAAGGAACGCTGCGGGAAGTTCATGGTGTTGCACATGATGTTGACCGTGCCATTGGTGGCAGGATTCAACTGCTGCTGCATCTGAGTGATCTGGCCAGCCTGTGACTGCGGATTCACGAACGATGCCGCGTCGCCAGCATTCACACCAGCTGGGAGCGCGAAGGCGACTTGGTAACGGTTCTTCCTCGCGATACCGTTCCGTAGCTGCGAGAGCATGGTGTTGATGTTTAGGAGATCTGCTGTACCAGCCATTATCGCTTGCTCCAGACTTGCCTTGAAGTTGCACCTTGGAACTTCTGCACCGGAAGCATGATCGCGTTCGCCCAGTGATCATCCATCACGGAGATCAGGTTCGAACGCAGGTGACCTGTCAAGTACCTGTGCCAGCAATGCTCGTAGCCTGGCGCCTTGACGACATTCTTGAGTAGGTCCCACGACAACTTCATATACGCCTGAGGCGTTCCTGCCCTCTTCTTGTACTTCAAGAGTGCGCCGAGCAACTGAGCGCGCTGGCCTGGTGGCAAGTAGTGTAGGTTCAGGCCACCGAATCCGTCGTCATACATCGAAACTGGGATGACGAGAGGGAAGGTATCGTAGAACGGGAGGACGTCCTTCAACTTCGGATCGTAATGGAAGAAGAACATGCCGCCCAAGAATGGATCGAGCATCGGATTGAACCAATGTGCCGCCGCTCGCTTTCTAGGGCCAGAGGAGCCTCGGACGCCCTTGATCATGTCAGTGAACCACTTCATGGCCTGTTGTTGATTCTGGGCTGTGACTGCGTTCTTGACTACTGTTGTGTTAGCCATTTCTCTTTGCGATTCCTAGATCGTATTCCGTCATGATGGTAAAGCGCATGCCATTCTTCTTTGCGTAATCAATGGCGGCTGTCCACTTGTCTTTGTTGACTTGCCAGTCGTAACACTCCTGCAAGTATGTCTTCGCCCTCTTCCTGCCTCGCACCGGAGCCCTGGTCTGGGCGTCTGGCTTGATCTCGATCATGTGCGTTTCGATATTGCCGTCTGTCGTCTTGAACTGCACAACGAAATCCACGAAGTAGCGTCTCTTCTTTTGGTCAGCCTGCGAATAGTACGGGATCACCAACTCTTCGCTCGTCCATTTCACGACAGATGGATTGTCGTCACACCAGTGGAGGAACTTCCTCTCCCAAGATGAGCGGTAAACGATGTTGTTGGTATCGCCTTGGTACTTCTGTGGGTTGTTGGGTCTAAAGAACCCTTGTTGGTATTTGTGAGCCACGAGAACCTACGGTAAATACACTATCCTCATCGTATTTAGGCACCCTTCTCAGATGGCCGGAATTCTTCAGTATCCGAAGACTCTGTCGAACAACGACCAGAATCCTGCTGTAATTCAGTTCCAGTTTTACAACCGAACTGACATCAAGACTTCAACCGAGCTTGAATGCATCCAGCTAACGATGCCCGACTCGGCGGTTCACCCATCGACGGTTTCGTGGGATCACCAAAGCTTCAACATGCTCCAACAGGCAGCCTTGGATTCATATCGAACAGGCGGCCTGCAGATTGCAGGCAACAACAAAGAATCTGTTGAGCGTATGGCGGCATACGTCGGCAACAACCTGTTGCAGAAATATGCGTCTTCTGCTACAGCTGCAACTAATGATGTTGTGTCAGCTGCCGCTAAGCAGATCAAGAATCCGTACCTGACCATGATGCTCAAGGGTGTCGATTTCAGGTCGTTCCAGTTCCAATTCAAATTCACACCGTACTCGCCTGACGACACTCAGACGATCGATCAAATCATCAAGTTGTTCCGTAAGCGTTCGGTCCCAGGCAACCAGGCCTCCGATGGTGGTATTGATGAGGCAACAGACATCGGTAACACGTCTTCGTACCTGAAGTATCCTGCTGAAGTCGACATCAAGTATCTCTGGCGTGGCAAGGAAAACACATACCTGCACCGCTTCAAGAGATCTGTCATCGACAGCATCAATGTCAATTACACAGGCCAGGGTGTTTTCTCCACCATGCGTGACGGTATGCCATCGAGCATCGTCATGGATGTGCGATTCGTGGAGACACAGATCATCACGGCCGAGAATATCTCGTCCCAGCCAAACACACTGAGCTACTAATCCATGTACTTCAAGTATTTCGACGAAATTGATTACGAAGTTGATGGGTATGCGAAGACCGCTGTCGATCTCATGCGCGCGGTTCTTCCTGACAACATCGATCTTGGCGATTTCTACATCTTCCAGAAATACGTGGTCAGCTCCGGCGAGCGTCCTGAGAATGTCGCGTACACGCTCTACCAGAACCCAAACCACTACTGGGTCCTCCTGGTCCTCAACAACGTTGTGAATCCGTATTTGGATTGGCCGATGTCTGACGAGGAAGTGCAGGCGTACGCCATCAAGAAGTACGGCGCCGATGCCATCTATGACGTCCACCATTACTACTGGCTGGGCGACCCGTACCATGCTGACTATTCGCGGCTCGATGAAGTTGACCGCCAGGATCCAGAAATCCTTCGGGCGCAATTCGTGGTCCCAATGACGAATCTCGAATACGAGAACCAGGTGAATCTCAACAAGAAGACCATCCTGGCGATCAATCCTCGAGTCATCTCTCAATTCATTGACGCGTACAACAACGCTATTCAAGGGAAGCTTGCTACATGATTTTTGAGAACCCTACCAAGTATGGTGATCTGAAAGAGTTCACGATCACCATCGACGGTCATGATGTCACACAAGCTGTGGTTGAAGCGCGCCTCTTCCAGAATGTCTTCACCCCAACCTGGACGGCGCAATTCCAGATCTCTGACACCACGAACATGTTGATGCGTATGCCGATCAAACCAGGCTCCAAGATCAGCCTGACAGTCGAAACCTATGTTGAGTCTGATGCTGATGACAAGAAGACATACAACATGATCGTCTACCGAATCGGCGAGAAGCAGCTGATCGGAAATATGCACCAGCGTTACGTCCTCTTCTGTGCTCCAAAGGCATTCTACACCAATCAGAAGAAGCGCATCAAGAAGGCCTACAACGACAAGGCGACCGGATCTGTCTCCAGCATCGTCTCTGAGTTCCTCGGAGGTGAGTGCGAGACGAAAGATTCAGAAGCCACGGTGGCCACGATCATTTCCAACTGGTCGCCATTCAATGCGATCGCTTGGTTCACCAAGCATGCCACGGACAAGAATGCCGCTGACTACGTCTTCTTCCAGACCGATGAAGACAAGTACGCCATGAAGCCTATGGAGCAGCTCTACAATTCTCAGCAGGAATCGACGGGCGTCACATTCATCCAGCGCGTTGGTGAGTCGAAGGACAAGATCGGCAACTACCTGACAGACCTCTCGCATGCGTTTAGCGCATTTGCGGTCGAGCATTTCGATGGTGTCTCGAATCTTTCGTCTGGATACTACAAGAACAAGAAGGTCTCCTACGACCTGATCAACAAGCAGTGGGAAGAAAAGGTCTTCACATTCGGCGACGACTGCCAGGATGACGCGACCTACAAGAACTGGGATACCGATCTCTTTGATGACGCTGAGGAAGCGAACATCACATTTATGCCGAAGCATCCTGGCATGTCAGATCAAGGAGACACTTACCTGGATCCGCAGGATACATGGAACGGCTCGAGGAAGAGTGCCATCCAGAAGTTCGAACAGGAAAAGCTCACGATCCAACTTCCTGGCTCTGTCGGATTCTACAAGTACATCGGCAAGAATTGCAAAGTTGAACTGCCTTCTCATCAGGACATGGACACTGCTCAAGTCCTGGATAAATATCGACAGGGCAAGTATCTCATTCTTGCAATTGGCCACATCATTGGACGTACAGGCTACGTCTGCAACATTGAAATGGCGAAGAAGCGCCTCGATACAGAATTGGAAGATGGTGACCTGAGCGATGGCTAACGCCCACAAGTTTCGATTCCCTGAGTTCCACTGGTGGCAAGGCGTCGTTGAAGAACGCGTCAAGGATCCCGAAAAGCTGGGTCGTGTGAAGGTCCGAATCTTCGGTTATCACCCATCGAACACAGGAGATGTTTCAACTGACCAGCTGATGTATGCGGTCTTGTCGAATGTTGTGACCTCCGCATCTATCTCAGGCAAGGGCCGTTCACCAACGGGTATCCTGGAGGGAACACACTGCTTCGGATTCTTCGCAGATGGTGAAGACGCCCAGGTTCCAGTTGTGATGGGAACCTACGGCGGCAAGCCGAAGAAGATGAGCGCCGTGGATGATGGCGACGGC